CCGCCCATAATCACTTACCCACAAGACTTTTCATATAATGCCAACCAGAAACTACCTAAGATACCAAGGTACGGGGTGTACTTTGCTTGGCAGTATGAGTATGAGACGGGCGAGGTGTCCTCTAGGGGGGCACAGTCAGACCCTATATTTTTGGGCTTTCATGGGTTTGTGTGTCAGGCTGATATAGACAGCCGCGACAAGGCTCGTATATTCAACTCAGGGGCTATGACGCGCCGAGATGTTGTAGCAGTAAGGCTTCTGTACAAGCAGGGCATAGCGGGTGTTTGGCGCATTGCGTATAGGGTAACCATAGATGATGCGGCTACGGCGTTGCCATCGTTTGTTCGGGATATTGAATACGATGCCTTGTTTGGCATATCCCCTACCGATGATACAATAGACCCTTCTGGCAACGTGCCTATACAGCCAGCCGCTTTAGAGATGGTTAAAAACTCTATGGTGGCACTGAACTATATTGCAGACTACCCCCTGCCTAATGTAACGGGGAAGGTAGAACGATTGGCCGACCCAGAGGGTAATGGGCCAGGGATTGTAGATGCAACGGATGTTATTAACCTTTATGAGAATAATGCGTATATACCTACCTCCATTAATAATGAGTATAACACTTTTACAACAAAGGTGCATAGGCCAGGGGCCACATATAAATGCGGCGTAATTTTATCTGATGAGTTTGGGCGCAGGACGACTACGCTTGCAGATACAACCTTTATCCCGCCAGAATACACCATACAAAACAGTTTTGTAGAGCCTTATGTACAAAACGCTGCACCCTATATAACCAAGGGTGGTTTTGTAGATTATGTAGATGGCAGTTGGAGAAACATACCTGCGGAGCAAGGGCTATACCCAAACCCTTATAAATTTTCGGGGTATGATTCTAGCCAGTGTTTTATTACACAAGCGACGTTCCCAAAGTTTAAGGGCACATTTGTATTTGACAAAATACCTTCATGGGCAAAACAAGTTAGGCTTGTTCAGACACAAGCACTAGGGCGCAATAGGTTTATACAGACACCTGCCACCATGCTGTTTCGCTATAAAACAGGCGATGGCACGGAGTTTATGTCTGTTGGCTTTGCGCGGGGTGGGGTTAATACCTTTATTGGCCTAACCTTTGTTATACCTATTGAGGCGGGCTATCAGGCTAGTGTTGGGCAAAAATTATATTTGCGTGCAGCCTCTCAGGCTACGCAAGACTCAACAGAAACATTACGGGCTGCATTATGTGAAAAGATATTTAATGATGCCCCATCTTATGACGTTACCTCTGTAACGGGCACGCAAGTAACGTGCGCCCTTACCGATGCCGAGGCTGCTTACTTGGGGGGGTGCGGCATTAGAACAAAAATAGAGCCTGCCGATTATGGAAACTTCCAGTGGATACGGGTGCTTGTAGAAATTGAAGATGCCGTAACAAATACCACTACATCTAACGTAGATGCCTCAAATGTATATTACGAAACGGGGGATGTGTTGGATGTGGTAGATGGGCAACTGTCTTACACCTTTGATTTGAAGGGTGATTATTATGCTTACGGCACACCTTTTGCTTGGACGGGCGGCGGAAGCACGGCTAATTCTGATAGAAATAAGGGCACAATATCTGCGGCGGCACAAGTCGTTCAACTAGATTCAGACCCTACGGATGCTGGCACATCTTCATCATCGGTAACGATAGGGAAATATGATTGCTTTGGACTATTGTTATCTGAATCGCCCTTATCCAATACGCCTACTACGCATGACTTACTTGCAGGGTTTGTGTCCACAGTGTTTGATAAGCAGATTAAGACAGCACGCGCCTATCAAAGGTTTATCGCCTCTGGCACGTATATCTATGGCACGCAAACAAACTATATGAACTACTTTGACGTAAGCACTACGTCAGAAGTACCGTTAGAGCATGAGGGTATTACGTGCGCCTATGTAGCTGAAACGGGCAGCGAACTTCAAAGCAGGTTGCTTATTGTCAGCAGTCGCGGGGTATGCTCCGTGTATCTTGGCCCTATATCTGTCAAGAATGGGCAGAATGGGATAGAGGTAAATGGCAGCAGTTTCTTTTCCCAAATTAACCCCTTGGCGGGGCGGGGCGGCTGCCAGTTGCCGCACCTATCATGCACCGATAAAGAGGGCCATGTATGGTTCTTTGATAACATTGTTAAAGAGTTATGGCAGGCTGATACCTCTGGCTTAAACCCGATAGGGCTTAGTCGCGGGTGTCGCAACTACCTAAACGCTAAGTTCCCCGATGGAGCCGATGGTGTTATGGTATTCTCCCCCCACTTTCGGGAGGTGTGGCTATTCTCTACTAGGGGGGCATTGCTTCTGTCTCGGCGGGATGAGCCACGCTTCTGCTCTTTTACAGTGCCCGACTACAGCAATGGAGGCGAGAGTTTTAAAGGTGTCGCGGCTTTTAATGCACCGTTTACGGGCTTTGTGGCGCAAGGCAATCGGCTGTTTAAGATAGACCAGACGGGCGATGAAACGTTGCTAGGGCAGCCGTATGTTAAGTCGTGTGAGTATGAGGGCCGCACCCCGTTCCTAGATACCAAGATGGCTATGCCCATAAAAGCATCTGCGGTAGGATGGGACTTTACGGCGGCAACATTGCTAGATACCCCTCTTGGGGATGTGGCTGCCAATGTCTCTACCGACAAGCAAACGGGCAAATCCTCTGTTATCCTTAAAACACTAGATGGCAAAGATGCTAGAGACTACTACGGCCTACGTGTTAGGCTGGAGAGCAAAAAGGCAGGTAGCCGTCTGTTTTCTATTATCTTACATCAGGTAGTTAATCAATCCTAAAGCAATGAACCCTCCTTCAAGAAGCGGCCAAGGTTACCCAAGCGATTTTGGGCGATGGGCCGATGATAATTTTGCTAATTATGGCAGAAATATGATTGGGCCACGAGTAGATGAGGTGGATGGGCAGCCCTATGACATGGGCTACGCTGTTGCTCCTGCGCAAAAAACTGCGGCTCCTGCTGCCGCGCCAGCAGCCGCATCTGGTGGCGGTGGCGGTGGTGGCCCTATGGGGGCTATAGTCGGCCTTGGGCAGGTCGCGTTTGGCATACACCAATTACACCTAGCCAACAAGATACGCAGGCGTGGGCCGCAAGACCTGACTCCGCAAGCCGTGAGGGATGTGTATGCCGAGCGTGCCGCAGCGCAAGTAAGCAATAAGGCACCTGGCCAAGCCGAAGCGGAGAATAGGCTTGCAAGCACATTGGGCCGCAGCGTGGGAGCATTGGCGCGTGGGGCTACCTCTGGCGCACAGTTGCTATCTATGGCAAATAATCAGGCAAACAATGCCTACAACCAACAAGCCAATATAAATACTGCCGCATCGCAATTCCGTCAGAATATGACGCAGCAGAAACAACTTGCCCAAGCGCAACTAGGCCAATACCAAGACCTATCACGTAGGACATGGGCAAACGAAGTTGGGGCTTTACGTGGCGGCGGCTGGAAAAACATCTTCGGCGGCGCAACTACTACGGCGGCCTCTGCGGATGGTGCCATAAAAGATGTGGCAAAGTTGATAATGTAAAACCATTGCAAGGTGTACCTTTGCAGGGATGAGTGTAACGTACATACATAGCGGCGACATGGGCGATATTATATACGCCCTCGCCGCCATAAAAGAAAAGCATCTTAATCAAAGTGGCAAGCCCGTCTTGGTGCTTAATTATTTGAACGCTTATAAGATAGAGCCGAAGCCCCGCTTTTCAGAGAATGAGTTTAATGTGCTTGTGCCCCTGCTACACTATGCCGCAAGCGATTACTGCAAGATAAGTTTTGAGCCGTTTGACCCGCAGAAGAAGTATTACAAGCCCACTATTTTAGATAGGTTTCGCATAGGCAACGACCTTTCCAACGTATCTATTTTAGAGAACCATAGAAAGATTATGGGGCTAACGGGGGAGCCAACCGTGCAAACATGGCTACGGGGGCGGGATGAAAAGAAAACGGCGTTTGGATTTGGGCAGACAGCGCGGTATGGTAATGATGGGGTGCGTATAGGTATGGTAGATACAGCCCTAGCCATAGCAAAAGAGAAGGGCTATGCGTGTCTATTCTTTGGTACAGAACGTGAATATCGGCTTGCCTATCGCAAGCAAGATATGGAGTTTGTCTATACCAAAGACCTGATGGAAGCGGCACGGGAACTAGGCCATGTGGAGGCGTTCTTTGGGAATCAGTCGGTACTAGCGGCGATGTGCATGGGGCTAGGGATAAAAACGTTTTTAGAGGTGTGCCTACGGTGCCCAAACTGTTCTCTTACACACTTGCCACACTTAACCCCGCTAACCAAGATGGCAGATTGTGAGGTGATGATACAAAATAAATTATTAAATGTTCAGAATACCTTACATGATATTTGTGAGACCAACTTGGTTTAGTTCATCTTTGTAGCAACCAATTCAAACAACCGTGAACTTATACGAAATCACCCAAGAGTACAGCCAGATAGCCGAAACCTTAGAGGCGGCAGAAGGCGAGATAACCCCCGAAATTGCTGCCCTTTTAGAGATAAACGAGGCCAACAAGGAGAAGAAAATATCTGCCTACATCCACATTTGGTCAGACGTGCAGATGAAGTTAGAGGCTATTGACAAAGAGAACAAGCGTCTAGCCGACATCAAGAAACGCCTCAACAAGCAGGCCGAGCAACTAGAGACGGGCTTGCTACTTGCCACACAAACCTTTGGTGCGCCCAATAAGTCTGGCAACAAAGTGTATGACTTCACTACGACAAATGGCGTACCCGTGAAGTTTATGGAGCGCAGGTCGGAGAGTGTGGTTATCACTACCGAGGACTTGGGTACGCTGCCAGAGCAGTACGTGAAAACAAAGACCGAGCAGTCCGTAGATAAGGCTGCCATCAAAGAAGCCATCAAATCAGGCGAGACCATTGACGGAGCCTACATAGCCACCAACATTTCCCTTTCTATCAAGTAGTATGGCTGACAAAAAGCAGATAAAAATAGTCTATTACTCCCCTACGGGGGCGGGTTCTGCCCAATCTTTCTACCGAGGCATCCCACAGCTATCCCTGTTTGGCAGGGTAACTATTATAGAAGGCGATAGACCCTCTTGGGAGCATTTCTGCGGCGAAGATGTCTTGTACATCCAGTCGCCCACAGACTCCCTTAGCTTGGCCTATATAGACTATGCCCAACACTTCGGATTGAAGGTATGGCTAGACATAGACGACAACCATTGGGTAGGCAGGGATGATGCCTCTAGCCGTTTGCTGGAGGTTATGCCCACCTTCAAGGATAACGCCACCAAGGCCATAGAAATGCTGCGCCCGAATATAGATGCGCTTACCGTATCTAACAAAAACATCTTGCCATACCTAAACATTGGCAAGGTGCGCCATGAGGTTGTAGATGCGTGGCTGCCACAGCAAGTATTATCCTCTTTGGGGGCGGGTACATTGCCCAAGGAACCAAAGTCTATACTTGTGCGTGGCCATGTATCTGACAGCGAGAAAGCAGCCCTTATAGAGGTCTATAAGATGTTTGACAATGTTACATGGATATTTGTCGGGTGTGAGCCAGCCCCTTCGGGCTTTGGCTTCGCCTCTGACCATTCACGGGGCGTAACAGTCTATTCACGGGCATGGGAGCCTGACCTTATGGACTACTTCAAAATCCTTAGAGAAGACAGTGGGCATGTGTGCTTGAAACTACTTGCCGACACGCCCTTCAATCAGTGTCGCTCTAATACCCACATGCTAGAATCCGCCCTTTTCGGGCGGGTATCTGTTGGGCCTAACTATTCCCGTTCACAAACCGAGTATCGGTTTGATAATGGGCAAATCATCCCCACGTCTCTGTTTAATGCCATATCCAATGGACTAGAGAGTGTTCCATTACACCATGACCTTATAAGCATGTTCCGCCTAGACCAGCAATCCAAGTTCTCCACAATCGTTTCTTACCTTTCTTAGCCCCAACTATGTTTACAATCTCCGCAGCCAAACTTGCCAAGGCATTATCAACGGCAAAGCGTTTTGTACCCTCTAACGCCATCCTCCCCATCCTAGAGAATTTTCGGCTTACTGCCGATGCAAAGTCTAGCAAGTTGCAGATACGTGCCGCCGACATGGGGGCCAGCCTATACCTATATGTGCCCTGCGCCGTTGGGGCTGATATGGATGTGTGCATCCCTGCCAATAGGCTATCTGGTCTTATAGACTTGCTTGCCAAAGAGAACACCAACCAAAACATAGTCATAAAAGCCGATGGCCCATTTGGGGTGCATGTATTGTATGACCGCAATGGCAAGACAGCCATTGCAGGCCAAGACCCAAAAGACTGGCCCACACAAAACCAAGAGAACCCTATCTCCTCGCTCACCGTAGAGGCAGAGCTTTTTGCAAATACACTAAGCAATGCCCTTGTTTTCTGCGACCCACATAATCAACTTAGGCCGTTCTTTGAGTGCGTTACCCTATTCTCTGATGGCGATGATTTCTTTGTTGCCTCGGCAACCTCTGCCACCCTATACAGAGATAAGTTCCAAGGTATAGAGGGTATGGAAGGTGTGTTCCGCACGTATGTACCCGACTATTGTGTTAAGCGTATGCTTGACGTATTGCGCTTGGGGCAAGAGGGGGATTTTTATAAGTTGTTCCTATATAGCAATGGCATATCCCTAGTGCGCTTTGACAAAGATGGCAATACACTTGCCAGTGTGGCTGCCCGTATCAACACAGAGACCATTGGCGAAGATGATAAGCCATTCTATGCGCCACACATTTCTGCTGGAAGGACAGAGGCATTTACATTCTCCCTGCCAGAGACTTCGTTTATTGTGCAGCGTTGCAATATGATGTCTCCCAACTACGGGGTAGAGGCCGATGCCAACATAACCCATATAGCTCCCAAGGGCAAAAAGGTTACTCTATATGCTAGTGATTCGGCCTCCAATAACTCTATCTATGAGGAGATGGAAGGGGGGCAGGCATTGCATAAGTTTGCCGAGGTAAGTCTATCGGGGGCATTGCTTACCAAGTCGTTGTCTGTATTTGACAATGTGCCATTGACGGCTAGCCTAGTAGATTTTGGGCCTAACAGACCGCCTATGATTTCCATAGCCCCCGAAAGCGGGTTCCCGTCTATATACATTGCGCAAGTAATGCCACCCCCTGCGGCGTAGTCAATGACCCCCAGAGAGCAACTACTTAGCCGCCCCGCCTACCATGAGCAGGACTGGCAACTTCTTTTGTATGATGCTGCTAGTAAATTCATGGAGCAGGAGGGGCTATCTGCCGAAGAACTACGCTAGAGGCTTGGCTTATCAAAACGAGCTATGCGTATGTTGCTCAATGGGGAATCTGACCTCAAGATGTCTAAGATGATTGAAATAATCTTAGCGATGGGCAAATTCCCGATACTCAAACTTATTCCCAAAGACGTTAAACTTTTTGACAACCATGACCTACAACCCTAAACACTACCCCTCCCTCGCCACATGCAAAGCCTTGAAAGATGCTGGTATTGGCGTGGATGAGAACGGCAAGATATTGACGAAGGCTTGTTGGGCTGGAGATAAAATTTGGGATTCAGGGCTTGTAAAAAACAACCGTGTTAGCTTTAACGTAAATACATTAGATGGGTTTGAAAGCTACCCATGCCCCGACTTGCACGAGATAGTTGTAATGACAGAAGACGGTAAAACGTCTATATTCTTGCCAGCTTCCAAGTCAATAATAGACTTAGACTTGATGGCTGGGGCAATAGCATTTACGGTTCGAAACGGTCTTGATACCGCCGCTATATTCAACTCCCGCCTAATCGCCCACAACACAATACCATAAAAGAAAAGGAGGGCATAACCCTCCTTTTTTCATAAGCCAATATGTGTGTGTGGCACTACGATACAGTAGTAACGCCTGTGCCGCCTAAAGCGGTGCCTATGCCCGTAAGCAAGTTGGCAACAGTGTTTTCAATCTCTACACGCTGAGAGCGGGTGCCACCAGGAGGGGCATAATAGAAGAACGCACCAGGCAGTGCAGTAGAAGCACCAGGCCGTGTGCCAACACCTTTGTCAAGCAAGATGTTCTCGGCAATGTAGTAGCCAAAGGCGGTAGGGGCACCAGCAACGGTCTTGTACTGATAGCCTGTTTTAGATACTTTAACTTTAATTCCAGCCATGTGATTTTTGGGTTAGGGTTCAAGACAAAAGTACCTTAGCCCCGAAGCCTACACCCATATTTGTGTGCTAGATATTTAAGCAACAAATATTTTACTTGCGCACTATGTCTGAATATCCATGCACACCCTCTAGCACCCCATCCTGATAAAATGATGGCACCGCTACTAGGTTATCATATCCACCGAACAGAGGCACCTTATATGACCACCGTAAGCCTCTCTGCTGTTTGCGGGGTAATACAATGCAATCGCCCTTGCGCATAGCCAGCCCCTTTACAGGCTGCCCCTCAAACACTACCTTACCCACCCCCGTAAGGGGGAACGCTTGCGCATGTATGCCCGATGGTCGTTTTGTCCAATAGGTATTAGGCACTAGCCCCTCTGATACATTATCCTCTGTAAAAACAGGCTCTAATAGATTCCAGCCGCCATACACGTTAAACTGCCCATCGCGCACGTACCCATAAATCTGTGTGTGCGCCATAAGGAACAACTCCTCGTACCCTGGGATGCGCTTATCACTGCGGGAACCAGTAAACATGAAATAGACTGTATCGCCTGCACGTAGTTCAGGCATGGGCATATCGGATAGATAGATGTCTTTCTGTTCCCATATAGTGAATACGCTGTCGGGGCTAGTGGACTTAGAGGGGGGCATACAAGGGGGGCATACAACCGTGCCCTTATACTGCTTGTCTTTGGTGAGGGTGCTACCCTCTACATACAGCCGAAACCCGCTAGGGGTCTCCATGTAGGAGATGTGTTCATTGTCTAGTTTTACGATTACCATTCCTGGCCCCGCTAGTTTACCCTCAAAATATTTGGCATCCATGCCACAAATTTAACGCATCAAAACTATTTCACAAGGGCACGTAGTATAAGCACACCCAAAGCCCCTGCGCCAGCATAGGCCCACCTATTACGCTTGGCGTTCTTGCGTTCATAGGCTACGTCTTTGGCCCATTCTATCTGCTCTAAGGTGCATACGCTATCGCGCCTATCCATTTCCCCTTGCATAAGGGCTATAAGGGTGTCTCTTGCGGCCTCGCCCTTAGCCACATCGTCTAGCAGTGGCTTACTCTTTATGGTAGCGTTATACCGAGATTGTACCTGCTTATACAAAGCAGGCGTAAAGCATATAAGGCTATCCTTAGTGAGTGTATTGGGCCGTAACGCTATCACTCTTTGCCCATAACTCCTCTGCGCTAGGCAAGGTGTCAGCAATAGTAACGCCAGCCCAAGGAGCCAAAACAACCTGCAATTTCTTAGAAGATATTGCAGTACGTGCAATAATGGTTTTGAGGGTGTCTGCTTGTTTCTCATATACTTTCTTGGCTTGCGTAGATTGAGCCTCTAATCTACGCACACTTTGCGGCGTAGGAGCAATGGTATCTTCTTTACTTGCTTTATCAAAGATAGATGCAGCTATCCATACAACTAAAGCAAGTAGTGGGATTAGCGACAATACCCATGCGCGTGTGTTAGGGCTGAACTGGCTCATGGTCGTCATTGTTTTTCTTTTTGGCCGCGCCAAAGATTTTCATTAGGTTCAAGATGGCTATGGAGCCAAGAACCAAAACCGTAAGCCACCCTGCTAAATCCTTTGGGAAAAAGTTAGTAGGTATGCCATTGATGATTGCTCCTAGCATAACGCTTATCGTAGATGCCATATTAAGAATTGGCAATGGAATATCAAAGTCGGTGTTGTGTGAGGATGCGTTCATCTTAGTTCGTGTCGGTTACTTTAATGGTGATAGGCTCCTTGGCTTTGTAAGCCACTTCTAACTTAGCCATTAAGGCTTCTTCGGCAACACGAGAGTTTAATATAGCAGATTGGTCGGGGGCTACATCCATACCCACTAAAACACACCCATGCGTGTCCTTATCGGTGTTGCCCCGATGTATTCTGATAGCGTCAAAGTTAGGCACATTCTCTAAAAGAGGAAGCAACCTACCAAAACGCTTAGACATTGTAAGCACCACATTATATGTGCCAGAGGGGATACACGTCCTCCCAAAAACCTTAGAACCATCCCAACGTCTTTTATCCTCTAGGGTATGGCAGAAGAACACGCCATCAATAAGCAACCTGCCTAAAACCCTATCTTCGTGGTAATCGGTTCGTAAAACTTCCAGCTTCATAGCACCTAACTTAAACAATTTTGATAGTACAAAGATGGTGTGTACGTGCAAGGTGCTACACCTTAAACAAACCCGATACCTTTATTGAGTAAAATACCATTATGGCCCAATTCCCGAAAGATACCGAGCCAGAAAAAGGGTTCAAATGGCACATGGATGTTGCCAAGACCCTAGAGCAAATTTGGATGCGTACTTACCCTATGGCAGGGGGGCGTTCGCGTGTGTTAGACCTAGCTAAATATGCTACGGGCTACATGGCCCTAACACCTACGGGAAACAATACGCTCTTAGCCTCTGGCGTAACACCTGGCACGGGCAGCGCATTTGATGGCGAGGTCGTACCAAAGGCACACATAGGAGCCAATAGGCTAGAGCAAGACGATATGCTATCGGTTATCCCTATGTTGCTTGGTACGGTAATGGGGGTATTGTCTAAGCAAGAACTACGCCCCTTGCTGGTGCCCATAGATGCAGCCAGCAATGATGTGCGCAGGGATTACGAGGCTATCATACGCACCTATAAGGCGTTTGCTGAATCGGGTATGCAGTTTACAGACCTGCTCAAACAGATAGGTCTTACGCCCGACCAAGTGCCCGATGATGATGATGAACTCCGTATGCTCTTGCAGACAAGGCCCGTGTTTAAGCAGGCCATGAATGGGGAGTTGTTCTTGGAGCAAGTCTTTGCCGAAAACAACTTAGAAGTTGTTGCACGGCAGTATCAGTTATACCTAGCCACACTAGGATGGGGTGCTGTTAAGTGTTCCTACATAAATGGGGAACACGTCTTAGAGCGTTGCCCTATGGAGGACTTCATCTTTGACCTGCGCTACCTGCAAGATGGCAATGCTAGGTATTATGGTGTAGTGCGCTACTTAAAGGTAGGCGAGATTATAGAACGTGCCAAAGAATCTAACGGCGGAAGAGGGCTAACAGACGACCAGATAAAAGAACTCAATGCCAAGAGGGGTAGCGGCTGGTGGTATCAGAATCAAGCGCAGCAGTTAGGGGATTTTACGGGAGATGTGAATGATTCCGTGCCCGTGCTTGACTTTGAGTATTACAGCCTATTAACCATTATTGAGCGTACCAAATTGGGGCAAGATGGCTTCCCAAGAACGTATATAGAATCTAATAGGAAGCCGACCTCGCCAGAAGTGTTGGCGGCTAGTGAGCGTATCATATCCGAGCAAGTCTATACCGCTAATGCGTGGTATGGGGGCCAGTATGTGATAGGCACAAACATCATGTATAACTGGGGCTTAGTGGAAGGGCAGGGTAGAGACCCGCTTGCCAAAGACCCCAGAGACATGAAGATTGTAAAGCCTTGGAAGGCCATGTCCTCCTTCTACTTTGATGCCCCCGATGCTTTTGCGGGGGCTAAGAAGTCTATGGTGGAGCAGATGGTTCCCGTTGCTAGGCAGATACAGCGCACATGGAAAAACCTGTCTGCCCTTATGCAGCGTTATACGCCCTATAAGGAGGAGATAGACATGGGGTTAATGGCCGAAATAAGCTCTTCCTTTGGGGGCGGTAAAGCAATTAGTCCCCAAGAAGTTATACGCATCTATAAGACCGAGCATATTCTGTTAAAGAATACGGTTGCCACGAAGATGCACCCCAATGCAAGTGGCCGTGCTATTGAGCTTGTGCCTACACCCGATGCGCAGCAGTTACAGTTCTTGGTAGGGCAGCTAAATAGCGACATAGCCCTATTGCGCTCTATAACGGGCGTTACGGGCATTTCGTCTGGGCAGATACAGAGTGCCGAGATAACCAACTCCACGCAAATGCTGGCCCTGCAAGGCACCGACAACGTGCTTGAGGGTATTGCCTCATCTTCCCGTAGGATGGTAGAGTATTTCTCTAAGTTGATAGTATGCCGTGAGCAATACTTACGCAGGGAACGTGAGGGGGTAAGTGGTACGCAGCCCTATAAGTTGGATGAGAGTTTCCATGATACTATCATGGGCGTAAAGGTTGTTGTTAAGCCTACGGTTTTAGAAAAGCAGAGGTTTGAGCAAGCGGCGGCGGCGGCATTAGCACGTCAGGCTATTACCCAAGCCGACTATTTCTTTGTGCTTAACATAGACAACATCCATCAGGCCGAGGAAATACTTGCGGTACGTGAGGCTAAGAGGACACGGGCGGCACAAGAGGCGGCGGCGCAGAACCAGCAAATGACGATACAAGGGCAGCAAGAATCTGCTATGGCTACGCACCAGATGAAGATGGAGCAGATTAAGGCTGAGATAGATGGCAAGATTATGCTCCAGCGTATTGAGAACGATGGCTTGCTGGCTGTGGAGGCATTGCGTGCGCAGGCGGCTCAAAATAATAACATGATAACCCCTATGCTTACAGAGGCCGTTAAGGCCGTGCTTAATGGGGGCGATAAGCCTAACGCTAAGAAGGGGGAGGAGATACTAAAGTCTATCCTCAATAATGCACAAGGGCCGCAACAGCAGCCCATGCAACAACAACAAGAGCCTGCTGCCGTTGAGCAGGCCGAGCCTATGCAGGAGCCGATGGCTCAGGAGCAGGCTGAGGTGCCTGTGGCGTAGGAGGCGATGCTTTTGTTAGTTCTTTGGCGTAAAAAGAACGAGGCCCAAGTGTATCCCACAAAACTTGATGTAAGAAAAAATCACCTTTCAACTTTTTTTATCTTTACCCTTGTAATAACCCCATCCCCTTATGGAAGAGCCAAGATTTGTCGTTACAGCAGTAACCCCTAATGGAGAAAGCACCGTTATTGAAGGGCAAGAGTACCTTCAAAACCCTACTTTCAATGCTGGCGGCAACCCCAACCAACAAGAACCCGACCCAGCCCAAACAGCCACCGAGCCTGTAGCCCCTACGGCCCCGCATGAGCCTACCGCCGAGCAAAT